TCGAACCCGTTTGTTGGTTCAACTCCTGCTGATGGCCTGGCTGCAGTCAAGTCTAACCAGTACTATCGTATCTTCCGCGTGGATAACATCCTCGGCGCGTAAAGAAAACGAAGTCTTTAACACCTGGAGCGGCTTCGGCCGCTCCTTTTTTTACCTAAACTTGTATAAATAGTACTATGCCAAAGTTAAGTGAAAATACAGAAGTAGCGTTACCATTAAGAAATATCATATCAATGATTGCAGCAGCTGTTATTGCAGCATGGGCATATTTTGGTATTATTGAGCGCTTAAACAAAATTGAAACTGAGATCACTATGATGGAAGCTGACTTAGGTCAGAATACAGAATTCCGAATCAAGTGGCCAAGAGGAGAGATGGGAAGTCTTCCTGCTGATAGTGAGCAATTTATGTTGATTGAGCATCTTGCTGGAGAACTAGAGAAACTTACAAATGAGATAGAAAATGGCCAAGCTCCATTTGATCAACAGCAAAAACTTACACTTGAGTTTTATGAAAAGCGTATCAACAATCTTGAAGAGGCAATAGAAAAACTTAGAAACGGATCAAACTAATGGTAGAAGCATCTTTTGTTTTACTAATGTTTATGAGTGGTAATCTTGAAGAGTATACAGTCAGAGAGTCTCTCAGTGAATGTTTATCCACTAAGAGAAAGATTGAAAGACAAATGGGAGGTCCGAACAGAACAGGAACTGCTAGGCTATCGTGTAAACAATACAAAGTCAAGATTGATAAAAATGGAAATATTGTAGAGTTTGTAGAAGGAAAACCTGATGGCTGAACTGACAGATAATTTTAACTATCTTCAACCTACGTCATTTAAATTGACTGTAGATAGAGAACATTTTCCTAACTTAGAGTTCTTCTGTCAAAGTTTTACGCATCCCGGTATGATTATGAACTCAGTTGAATTACCATATCAAAAGGTAACTTCTGTTCCATTTATTGGAGACAAGTTAACATTTAATGAGCTTCTAGCTAATATTCTTCTTGATGAAAATATGAAGTCGTATGACGAGATGTATTCTTGGATGAGAAGAAATCTTGATGTTGATATGACATCTCCTTTGCAAAGAACAAAAAATAATCCTCCTGCGATGGCTGACTTAACACTTACAATTCTATCAAGTCACAATAACAAGACTAAACAAGTTAGATATATAGATTGTATCCCTACAGCATTGACAGATATTCAGTTTGAGTCAACAGCTGGAGGAGAGACATTCATTTCATTTGGAGCTTCATTTAGATTTTCATACTTTGAATTAGTTGGAGCTTCTTACACATCGAATGTAGATGGCACACCATCAATAACCATTACGAGGCCGACTGCTGGTTGATTTAGTTACATAATTAGTATATAATGAGAAGAATAATAAAAACATGCACCTGGCAGCTGCTAGGATTAGTTTGGTTTATGAGTTACGCACTTGCAACGGGCGGTGATCTTATTTACACCTTAGGATTATCCCTTGCAAGTATTCCAGCTGGAAGCATAATGTTTTATTGTCATGAATGGATTTGGGATAAAGTGAAATAGGATATATTATGATTGATTTGAAAAACGTTTTGGCTATGTGGCAAAAAGATTCACATATTGATTCTATGCATTTAGATGAAGCATCAAGACAGTCACCTGCTCTTCATGCTAAGTATCTTGAACTTCTCTCGACAGCTAAGTTACAATTGAAGAGAGCAGAGTTTGCTCAGAAGACTTTACTCAAACAGAAGTGGTTGTACTACAATGGCAAAATGGACCAAACTCAAATTGATGAAATGGGCTGGGATCCCGATCCTTTTGATGGGCTTAAAGTACTTAAAGGTGAAATGGACTATTATTATGACGCTGATCCTGAAATTCAAAAGTCGGAAGAAAAAATCCAGTACTTCAAAACACTGATAGATACATTGAGTGAAATAGTCGACAACATTAAGTGGCGGCATCAAACGATTGGGAATATGATTAAGTGGAGACAATTCGAGTCAGGAAACTAGATCATTCGAATTTGCATATTGAATGTGACTCTGGTGTAGCCCAAGAATTGAATGAATTTTTTTCGTTCTATGTACCAGGTTATGAATTTATGCCAGCCTACCGCAATAAAATGTGGGATGGTAAAATCCGTTTGTTTAGTAGACAGACTGGTGAACTGCCAGCTGGATTAATTCATCATTTAGTTCAGTTCAGTAGATCTCGTGATTATATTATCGAGTCAATAAGCACAGATTATGGTCTCCCATATGAAGAAGATATAGTAGATGATAAAACTATTACATCTTTCTGTAAGTCTTTAAACCTTCCTTTTGATGTTCGCGATTATCAATTTACTGCTGTGAAGCATGGTCTCGAAAAGAAAAGAGCTATCCTTCTATCTCCAACCGGCTCAGGCAAATCATTAATCATATATATTTTAATTTCGTATTTTTTACGAATGTTAACAAACGGAACAAAGAAAGAAGCTGGAAAGGTTCTCATTATTGTTCCAACTACTTCTCTTGTTGAACAAATGTACAATGATTTTGCTGACTATGGTATGCTTGTGGAGAATGCTTGTCACAGAATATATTCTGGTAAAGATAAAGATAACATCAAAGGAGGTATTGTAATTAGCACATGGCAATCAATTTATAAACTTCCAAAGAGTTGGTTCCAACAGTTTGGAATGGTTGTTGGTGATGAATGTCATGGATTCAAATCAAAGTCGCTCATGTCTATTATGAATAAATGTACTCGAGCAGCATACAGATATGGAACAACAGGAACATTAGATGGAACTCAAACACATGAGCTGGTACTACAAGGACTCTTCGGTAGAACTTATAAAGTCACTACAACAAGAGAATTACAAGATAACGATACACTGGCTGGATTGGAAATCAGAAGACTCGTCTTGGAGTACTCCCAGCAAAGTAGAAAAGATTTCGGAAACAGAACATACCAAGAAGAAATCGATTATATTGTATCGCACATGGGCCGGAATAAATTCATTCGGAACCTAACATTAGATCTTTCTGGCAATACTTTAGTACTATATAATTACGTAGACAAGCATGGAAAACCACTTTTTGATCTTATAGAGGAAAAAGCTGATGAAGATCGTAAAGTATTTTTTGTCTCTGGTGGCACAGATACCGCCGACAGAGAAGCAATACGAGGAATTGTGGAAAAAATGCAAAACGCAATCGTTGTGGCTTCATTAGGTACATTTTCTACAGGGATAAATATTCGTAACTTACATAATGTTGTTTTTGCATCACCAAGTAAATCACAGATCAGAGTGCTGCAAAGTATTGGTAGAGGATTGCGTAAGAGTGATGATGGAAGGCAAACAACATTATATGATATCAGTGATGACATCAGTTGGAAGTCAAGAAAGAACTTTTCATTGATTCATTCATTTGAGAGACTAAAAATTTATAAGAATGAAAACTTTGATTACAAAACTTACAAGGTACCACTAAAATGATTGAAAACCTTAAGCAGTTTAAGCTCTCTAACGACGATGAAATTATTTGTGAAGTAGTTCAATGGAACGACGAAGATAATGATGCAATTATTGTCAGAGGTGTGTTACGTGTTATAAATGTTGAAGACTTTGCAAAAAGTATCAGGTTCTATGCATTTAGACCTTGGATGATGTTTAATGAAGATCCCCATGAGCTTCATACTATGAATGCAAGTCATATCATTGCAGAAGTAAATCCTTCACAAGAGATATGTAAGCATTATGTTTCTACATTAGCAGAGGTTACCAAACAAATAAAACTCAAGAAGAAGAAACTCTCTATGCCACTTGATGATGTTGCAAGTAAGATGGAGTCCATGGATGAGGATGAGTTTGAAGCATATCTTGAAGATCTTGCAAAGGATATTGATCTGACTCCAGATGATTCTGATATGCCGGAGAATGTAATCAAATTCAAACCCAGATCTACTGTACACTAGATATACCACCGGACCCAAAAGGGCCTTAATTTATTATACTAGGTTTTTCAGATTTGGCAACAGTTAATTTTTTTACTGAAAACAAAATATAAAAGTAGCCTATAACTACGTAATGTTATATAATTATACCAAATGAAAGGTGAGTACATGGCCGCTAAGAAACAAAATGCTCATTATGTAAATAATGCTGACTTCTCTCAAGCAGTAGTTGACTATGTTACCACCGTCAATGAAGCAAGAGATAACAACAAAGAACTACCTATAGTTACTGATTACATTGCTTCCTGCTTTCTAAAGATTGCAGAAGGGCTATCTCATAAATCAAACTTCAGTAGATACACATACCGAGAAGAGATGGTTATGGATGCTGTTGAGAACTGTCTCAAGGCAATCAACAACTATAATCTTGAAACGGCTACAAGAACAGGCAAACCAAACGCATTCGCATACTTTACACAGATCTCTTGGTTTGCATTTCTCAGACGTATTGCGAAAGAGAAGCGTCAGCAAGATGTGAAGCTGAAATATCTCGAGAAGTCTGGTATCGAACAGTTTGTGGATCTTGACCTTGCAGATGAAGCTGCTGGAGCAGTAATCAGTACTTTTGTTGATTCATTGAAAGATAGAATCGATAAGGTCAAACAAGTTGACACTGTCTTTGACACTATATACAAAGAAGAAAAGAAGAAGAAACGTACTCGTAATGCAGATTCAGATTTGAGTGAGTTTATGCAATGAAAGTAGCAATCTTGAATGATACACATTGTGGTATCAGGAATTCGTCTGAGATTTTTTTGAATAATGCTGCAGACTTTTATAAGAACATTTTCTTTCCTGAATGTGAAAAAAGAGATATTGAACAAATCATTCACCTTGGTGATTATTATGATAACCGAAAGTTTATCAACTTCAAAGCTCTGAACCACAACAGGTATCACTTCTTGAATGAGTTGCGTAAACGTGGAATGAAAATGGATATCATTCCAGGCAACCATGACACTTACTATAAGAATACAAATGATCTCAATGCTCTCAAAGAGTGTCTGGGTCATTATATGAATGAGGTCCACATTATTATGGAACCTCGTGTCATGGAGTATGGTTCATTGAAGATAGCATTACTACCATGGATCTGTCAAGATAACTATGAACAGTCTATGAACTTCATTCAAGAATGTAAAGCAGACTGGTTGGGTGCTCATCTTGAGCTTAGTGGCTTTGATATGATGAGAGGTGTTCCAAATGTTCACGGTATGAATCATCAGCTGTTTGAAAGATTTGAGTTAGTTTTATCTGGTCACTTCCATACATCTTCACGCAAAGACAACATTTGGTACTTGGGCTGTCCAATGGAATACTTTTGGTCAGATGCAGGTGATCCCAAGTACTTCCACATTCTTGATACAGAGACAAGAGAAATAGAAAAGATTCGGAACACACACACTTTGTTTGAAAAAATTGTTTACAATGACGAAAAGATGGACTATAATAACTTCAACGTCTCACATCTTGATAACAAGTTTGTGAAAGTTGTTGTGGTCAATAAGCAAGATACTTTTGTCTTTGATAGATTTATTGATCGTATTCAGAATCAAGATATTCTTGAGTTGAAGATTGCTGAGAACTTCAATGAGTTTCTTGGAGAGAATGTTGGAGACGAAGGTCTTGAGATTGAAGACACAGCACAGTTAGTTGATGACTATATAGAAGGTGTTGATACAGACTTAGATAAGGCAAGAATCAAAGTCAATATGCGTGAATTGATGACAGAGGCACAGGCACTAGAAATAGCATGATTACATTTAAGACGGTACGGTACAAGAATTTTCTTTCGACAGGAAATACTTTTACAGAGATTGATCTCAACTCGAATAAAACAACATTAGTAGTTGGTCAGAATGGAGCAGGTAAGTCCACTATGCTGGACGCGATATCATTTGCTCTGTTTGGTAAATCACATAGAAATATTAACAAAGCTCAACTTGTGAACTCTATCAACTCGAAGGGTGCGCATGTTGAAGTAGAGTTTAGTATTGGGAAGTCTGACTATAAAATTATCCGCGGCATTAAACCAAACATTTTTGAGATTTGGGGCAACGGTAAAATGATGAATCAGTCTTCTCATGCTAAAGAGTACCAGAAGATCCTCGAACAAAACATCTTGAAACTGAATCATAAATCATTTCATCAAGTTGTTGTGTTGGGCTCCTCCTCATTCATTCCATTCATGCAGCTGTCGTCTGTAAACAGACGAGATGTGATTGAGGATCTTCTGGACATTAATGTTTTCTCTAAGATGAATGTTATTCTCAAAGAGAAACAGTCAGGTATTAAAGATCAGTTAAAAGATATTGGATACAGAATAGATCTCATTAAGAATAAGATTACAACACAAACGAAGTACATTCAAGATATCAAAACATTAACTGACGAGAACAAGAGAGAGTATGAATATAGGATACGTACGGCGCAAGCAAGCATTAATGAGCTACAAACTGCGAACAGTGAGCTTAGCTTGGGCCTCGAAGAATCTATACGAGAGACCGAGGATCGGATGGCGGCTCTATCTGATAAACGGCAAGGACTTCTGCTCCGAGGTCAAGATACCCAAACAAAGGCGAAGCAAGTTGCCGAACGTGCCATGTTTTTTGAAGAGAATGAGGTATGTTCCGTTTGCGACCAAGCCATCTCAAACGCGCATAAACATATCATTCTACAATCTGCGAAAGAAGAAGCAAGAACCCTCCAATCGACAAAGGTTGAGATCGGCCGGCAAGGCTCCCAGGTGGAGAAAGAGATTAGCGAGACCAATGAGTTACTTCAATCGCTTCGATCTCGGGTATCTCAACTCGCTGAGAACAATGCGCAGATCTCAACGCACCAATCAAACATCCAGTCATATCAAGAATACTTAGATAAGGGTGTATCAGCTGACCTGAAAGAAGCAGAAGGTGATCTATCTACATTAGTGCATGATAAAGATAGTATGCTCGAAACAAAATTTGAAATGTCTGAAGAGTTCTCATACAATGCTGTAATGGCAGAGATGCTCAAGGATACTGGTATCAAGACAAAGATTATCAAGCAGTACATACCTGTCATTAATCAACTTGTTAACCAATATCTTCAAGTGCTGGACTTCTTTGTACATTTCAATCTCGACGAAAGTTTTACAGAAACGATTCGATCGAGACACAGAGATGACTTCACATATGATTCGTTCTCTGAAGGCGAGAAGCAAAGGATTGACCTGTCACTACTATTTACATGGAGACAGATTGCAAAGATGAAAAACTCTATTGCAACCAATCTCTTGATTCTTGATGAAACATTTGATTCGTCACTAGACCACGAAGGTGTTGACAATCTGCTCAAGATCCTCTATACTCTAGGAGACGATACAAACATTTTTGTAATCTCTCACAAAGGTGAAATCCTTGATGGCAAGTTCTCAGCTAAACTTGAATTCAAGAAAGAAAAAAACTTTAGTAAGATGGTTGCATAGGAGTAGATAATGGAACTGAATGACGGTACACTTCAAGTATTGAAGAACTTTTCTGGTATCAACCAGAACATACTAATTAAAGAAGGAAACACCTTGAGGACTATCAGCGAAGCTCGCACAGTGTTAGCTCGAGCTGCTGTCAAAGAACAGTTTCCTAAGAACTTTGGGATCTATGATCTCAATGAATTTATCGGTGTGCTATCTCTTGTCGATACACCTCGTCTCAA